TCCCCAGGAAAACCACAAAACACAAACACGTGTAGTGCCCATAATTATGCTAAGTCACTGTAGGGCAAGTGTATGACTGCTCATGATGGTAAAGTTGGGTTAAGGAACTCAAGAAAGAATACAGCGAGATCAAGAAGCTGCAGAGACGCACAGAGCAGAGAACCAAGATGGTGGTACGGCAAGCGCAGATCGCAGTCGACAAGCTTATCCCACCTTTAAGATCAAGGTTACTGGAAGCCAATCCCATCTTCAAGCAGCCACCCATGATCGAGGCTCCCAAGCCCGGCAGGGACGAAGCTATCCATGAGATGGAGAAACAGATGCTCAAGAATCTGCCCCAACTCGAGCCCGTTAAAGAAGAGACAATTGATATCCAATCTGCTCCCAAGGCAGCGATAGAACAAGAACTAATCAACCACGACAGTGACATCAAACCCAAGCCCAAGAGCTTTGAAGAGATGCTCAAGCGGGCCGGGATCAAATAAGGAGGAGAATGATGAAACAGAACAAACTTGTCCCGATCAACAACGTAATCGAAGCAGATGAATGCATCCGCTTCCTGATCAACCGGCCTAAACTGGAGATGGTGGGACTGGGAATGCTCTATGGAGCCCCCGGTCTCGGCAAGACCACTTATGCCCAAAGAATGGCTTATCAGCGCGGTTACATCTACCTGCGCCTGGAATCCACCACTACGCCCAAGGCTTTTATGGTGGCGATCTTAAGCGCACTGTACCGCAAGTTCCGCCTGGGAGCCCTCATCCCCACCGGAACGGCTAACAACCTCCTACAGCTGGTGCTGCGCATCCTGGAAGACCATAAGGATACGGTGATCGTAATCGATGAGATCGACTATGCCTTCTCGCATGAGAAGCTCCTGGGAGCGATCCGGGACATCGTGGATGTGACTCTGACCGTGGTGATCCTGGTGGGCATGCAGGGAGCCAGAGACCGTCTCTCGCAGATCAATGCCCATTACTTTGACCGCTGCAACTACTTCTACGAGTTCCAGTTCCTCAGCAGGCAGGATATAGCCCTGGTCGCCAAGGAAGTAATGGATATCGAGGTTACGGATGAGGTGGTGGAGAAGATCGACTTCAACAGTAGCGGAAACCTGCGTAAAGCCATGAAGGTGATGTATATCATCGAATCGATCTGCCAGGCGTGCCCGGATGCCGATATCTCAGGAATAGACTTTGGGAGAACGATATGAGAGAGATCATCGAGAACTTCATCTATCAGTATGATCGTCCCTTTACCGCTGAGGTGGTGGCGGAGATGACGGCCCTTGAAATCAATAAAGTCAAACCCATCATCAAGAGACTGCTTAAAGACGGAACCCTCAAGTACATCGATGCCAAAGAGGGCATCATGGTGCGTAACAACCGTTTCAATCCAGTGCTATGCTATCAGCAGAAGGGCGGCTGGCGCTTTGACCCGGCTGCTGCGTCCGCTCTCCTGGATGTGATCGATCAAGGTCAGCACAAATCAATCAGATCAGTGGCCCTGGCCTGCGGACGCAGCAGACAGTGGGCCTTCGTCTATATGGAAGCTCTGGCATCAATGGGACTGCTTGGGATGCGGGACTATGTATATGTGGTACTGAGCCGGGATAATGTCTTTGACATCGGCAAGGTGATCAAGCCCGGCATCCTGGGTGAGATACGGCCCCAACTCAGTCCCCAGGAGAAGGAGAAACGAGCCATACAAGCCAAAATCAGGAACATGAACAAGCATCAAAGCCATCTGCTGGAGCTGACCCGCAACTACGATACCATGAGCAAGAAAGAGCGCAGGAAAGCCACTCAACTGGTCAAAGAACAGCATGCCTTAGATCTCGCCGAAGCAACAGCCAGATGGCAGCGCAATCAGATCAAACGCAGCAAGAGAAAAGTCGAACAGAGCCTTAACAACAACATCAACAACAACTAAAGAACGGTACAGGAGACATTCTATGACACAGGAACTGCGAGAACGGAAACTTCGTCAGGAAATCCATGCGCTCCGGGTCAAGAAGTTCCGTTGGCCCCTGGACGGCTTCAAGTTCATTATGAATGGTCTCGGCTTCGGTGAGTCGCTCAGAACCCTATCGGAAGAGAGGCTCCAAGAGCTGAAATCAATCATGTTAAACTACCGCAAACATGGACGTCCCTATGAGTTCAGCTATGACAAGCAGGGCAAATACATGTTCTCACTCATGAAACAGGCTAACTGGACGGATAGAGACCTGCGAGCCTATTTACTAAGCCATTATCGGAAAAGCCATTGGAACCTGCTCGATAAGAAAGAGCGCAGAGCGGTTATCGCCATGTTCCAGTACTATGTAAAGATACAAACCCAAGCCAACACTAAGGAGAATCCCCATGGGTAAAACCCCCACTGACAAGCCCCCCATTGAACGCACGAAAATTGACTCCCAAGGCAGAGCCATCCCGGTCTCTGTCATCCGCCCCGAAATGCTGAAACAGGACTCGGTAGTAAACAAGACCTTAGACCGGGTGATCCGCCTGCACAACCGCATTAAAGCCGATAAGATCAGGCTCTATGACGAGATCCAGGACTATCTGGAATACATCGCCAAGCAGAGTGACCTCACCTGGAAGGGTAATGCCGGGTTCACCAGCTTTGACGGCAAATACAAGATAGAGATCCGCTTCAAAGAACGCATCGAGTTTGGCCTGGAGCTGCAGCTTGCCAAGCAGAAGATCGATGAGTGTCTTAAGGACTGGTCTGCCGACTCCAATGCCAACCTCAGAGCCATCATCAGTGAAGCCTTCCAGGTGGATAAGAAAGGTGAGATCGCCAAGTACCGTATCCTCGCTTTGAGGAAGTACAACATCAAGGATCAAACCTGGAAAGAAGCTATGGAACTGATCGACCAGGCGATCCAGGTCGTATCTACCAAGCAGTATATCACCTTCTATGAGAAAGATGAGTCCGGACAACAGCGTCAGATCGTGCTCAACTTCAGCACCCTGTAACTAAGAATGATTGGTATCCTAATGCAAGTGGATTTGAACTAAATACGGGAGAATGAATAATGGCACCTATTGCTACCAATACCGCAGAGGAGATAAAACCGATGAGCGTCTTTAATGATGAACGCAACTACCGCACGGATGAGATAGCTGATATCCTCCGGGTCGACCGTTCCAGTGTTTACCGCTGGATACGGGACATCGAGAACCCTCTGCCTGCCTTTAGAACCAAAGAGAATGGTCAATTGCGCTGCAAGGGCAAAGACCTGAATGCCTACTTAGACAAATACAAGGTACGACCTGAGTATGAGTAACGCACTGGAGTTCCGCATCAAGCGGGACAACTGCAAAGAAGCCTATCTGAACGGTAAGACAGAACCCACTGAGCTGGCGGTGATCTTCGGAGTTTCCGATATCACCGTCCGCAAGTGGATCAAGTCCGGCAAGTGGGACGAGCTGTTCAAGGAAGAGCGCAAGCTTGACCATGAGATCAGCTTAGCCCGCAAGAAGGCGCTCATCCAGGCACTGCGTGAGTATGCCAAGAACCCGGCAGACACCGCTCTGCAGAGCCTCGTAAGCTTAATCAAACAGAACCAGAAAGATAGTGAACCTGCCAAGGAACTGAACGACTATATCGTGCGCTTCCTGGATCAGGTGACCGACTTCATGATCGAGAAAGGGCATGAGACTATGCTCAAACAGTTCCAGGGCATAGTCCTTGACCTTGCCGAGTACTTAAGACTTAGAAATGGATAATTATACAGCCACGGACATGGTTGCCTCCAAACCAGCCTACAGACCCGACCTGCCTACCCTCCAACAAGCGGAGCCGTCGCCTCCGGCACCGCACTTTCATGGTTACCCTCCGAAACCCCGGGGTCCCCGACTCCCGGCTTGCCGGGGGTTGGGGTAATTCCCGGTTATGTCCAAGAAGTTCATTCAGCGACATAACAAGGCACTGGCGGAGATCGCATCCAAAACGATCTCCGTCTTGCCTTTTATAGACGATAATCCCGAAGCTAAGACTGAACGGATAAGACGAACCACCGGATCAGGTTGGGATGCCTTCTCGTTCTTCTGCCATACCTACTTCCCGCATATCTTCCCGCTACCTTTTTGCCCAGCACATGAGACTATGTTCGATGAGACGGGTTCGGGCTCAGGCATCATCGGAATCACAGGTTTTCGTGGGCTGGGCAAAACGGTACTTATGGGAGTGGTCTATCCTATCTGGAGGATCATCAAAGGCGAACGCTATGTGATCCATACTGCTGCAGACGTAGATCTTGCACAGGAGCGCACAGCATTTACCTTGCATGAGCTGCAGAACAACAAGCGGCTCACGATGGACTATCCCGAGTTACAACCAGTGGATGCCTTTGATCTGGACTTCTATCTCAAGAATAAGGCAAGGATCAGAGCCAGGAGTATCAAACAGAGTCATAGAGGAACTATCAATCCCAAGACCGCTAAACGTCCCGGACTGATTGTCTGTGATGATATCGACAAAGAAGAGAACATGGGTAACCAGTCCATCGGTAAGAGACGCATGGAGAAGATCACCCAGGAACTTGCCGGAGCGCTCTCACCAGAGGGAAATGGCAAGATCGTCTGGCTCGGGAACCTGGTACATCCCAATTACTCCATCTGTCAGTTTCAGGAGCTCATATTAGGCTATTTACGAGCAGATAATCCAGAATTGGACGTTACCTACCAGATTGCATTAAAGACCCACCAAAAGGCGATATTGCGCTTCTCTCTCGAAGATATGCAGGGCAAGTCCATCTGGGAGGAGCAATACCCCACTGCCACTCTGCCAAACCTGCGAGCCAAGTTTGGACATACCGGATATCAGAGGGAGATGCTCGGACAGCCGGTAATTGAAGGTAACATCTTCAAGAACCACTGGTTCACCAAGTACAGAACACTTCCCGATCCCAGTAAGATTAAGCGAGTCTGGCTCTATGCCGATCCAGCTTGGGGAGAGAAGGGCTGTTACAAGGCCGTAATCTCCATTGGCTATGATGGTAATCGCTTCTATGTAATCCATGCTTGGGTACGTCAGACTGAGAATACCAAGTTCTTCCGATACTACTATGATGCCTATCAGGAGCTTGATAGGACATATAGAGTCAAAGCCAGAGCAGCCTGTGAAACTACCTATGGTCAGGCACGTATCCTTGCCGACTTTGACAGGTGGGCTACGGATAATCATCTGCCACCCATCAGTCACAGAATCAAACGCATAGATAACAAGGATAACAAGAACCTGCGCATCGAGAGAACCGAGACCATCATCGAGACAGCCAAGATATTGTTTCCCGATGGTCAGGACACACCAACCCTGATCAGCCAGTTCCTCACCTATCCTGATGGCTACATCGATGGCTGTGATGCACTGGCAGGCTGCTTGGAACGTTTCTCCGAATACGATATCGGCAGGAACAGAGTCAAGGTTAGGAGATTCAGCTTCTGATGAACTACTATGATCAGCTCATGCTTGAATACTACAGAGTCCTGAACAATGCTTGGAAGACTGAGATCAGAGATGCGACCCGGCTTGCCATCCAGATGCTGAGTGACATGCCAAGAGCCGAGAAGATCAACAAGGACTCCATAGATAAGCTTATGGGCATAATTAATACCCAGTTGGGAGATGACTTCGCAGCACTGGTCAATGAGCCCACCAAGGCGATAATAGACCGCTGTGTGCGGCTCGGACTCAAGGACACTCAAGTGCAAGCCCCTACCAAGACCAGCATCGGGCTCTGGGGTATAGATGATCAGCATCTCTCATCCACTATCCAGAAACAGCAGTTGTTCTGGATCGGGAACCACTTTGAAGCGGATATCCGGCAGAACTTCGCCGATACTCTCTCCAAATCAATTGAGCAAGGTTATACCAAAGAGATGCTTGCCGATACTCTCAAAGACCAGTTCAATGACATTGCCAATCGCTCATCGCACTACTGGCAAGGACTGGCAGAGCATACTGCCCTCAGGATCAGAGAGTTCGGAAGGCTGCAAGGCTACAAGAAAGCCAAAGCAAGATACTACAAGCTCGTGGTGATCCTGGATGATCGCACCAGTGATATCTGCCGGGCATTGGCTGCCCAAGACAGAGTCTATCCCCTAAACGATGCCCTGGAAGTTATGGATAACCTCATGGCACTTGATACCAAGTCCAACAGCCTTGATGATGCCAGAGACTACATCAAAGCACTCGCACCCTGGATCAAGGATGATCAGATCGAGTATGACTCAGAGATGAATCCAGTCGGTGTCTCTGGAGCGCATACTCCCTTCCCACCCTTTCATTGGAAATGTAGGACTACTACTTCAATCTAGTTTGGAGTTAACCCAACTTTACCATCATAATCCAAATTTTACCTCAAAACGGCTTGTTTTTCGATAACCTGGTGGCAGGCCTATGTTTCTAATGTTATGAACAACAATATGATAAGGAAATATTGGATG